ATGAAGGTCTTGTTCCATTTGAACCTTATGATTTCCAAGAAAGATTAATTAATAACTTTCATGAAAATAGATTTAATATATGTAAGATGCCCCGTCAGACTGGCAAGTCTACTACATCGGTATCATACTTATTACATTATGCTGTGTTTAATGATAATGTAAATATTGGTATTCTTGCTAACAAAGCAGCAACTGCAAGAGACTTGTTAGGTAGATTACAAACTGCATATGAGAATCTTCCTAAATGGATGCAGCAAGGAATTATATCATGGAATAAAGGTTCACTGGAGTTAGAAAATGGTTCTAAAATCTTGGCAGCTTCGACTTCTGCTAGTGCTGTTCGGGGTATGTCTTTCAATATCCTATTCTTGGATGAATTTGCTTTTGTTCCCAATCACATCGCTGAGTCTTTCTTTGCTAGTGTTTATCCTACTATTACTTCTGGTAAAAG